GGTAAACAAGAACCACTGAAAATTTAGGCAACTGGACTGGTGAATTATCCACCACCACAACAATTTGACCAGCTGGTTCAGGTGATAACTCCGTTGTCGAAGTATACCCACGTGCTACTAAATACAATAGAATGGCTTATACACATCGTGCCCAATGTAATGTTGTAAATAACGGAGGCGCTGCTCAGCTTGCTTGGGTGCCACTGCAATTTTGGTTTTGTCGCAATCCAGGTCTCGCACTTCCTCTAATTGCACTGCAATATCACGAAGTAAAATTGTTTATTAATTTAGCAGCATTAGATAATGTTCGTTCAGGTGACCAAAATACTGTAACTGGAAATGAGTTCCGTCGATTTGCTGTTTATGCTGATTTTGTCTATCTCGATACAACAGAACGTCGTCAATTTGCCCAAAACTCCCATGAATATCTAATTGAACAACTTCAAATTTTTGAATCTGTATCGGCAATTAACATTAAACTTCCATTTAATCATCCTGTAAAGGAACTCATTTGGGCACCTGTTCCATTACCCGTAGGGACAACAAATTCTGATCCACCAAATAGAAATAACATCATTCCAGGAGGTGCAACTCCAAATACTGGTTTTACACAAACAACTATTCAAACTCCCAACACATACGCAATTGTTCTTAACGGTTCTAACAGATTTAATCCACGTGATATTACATATTTTACACGTAACCAGGTCTGGGAAGCACATACGGGATTTGGTTCTGTTATTTATCCTGATAGCATTGCCGTTTACAGTTTTGCTCTAAAACCTGAGGAACACCAGCCTAGTGGAACATGTAACTTCAGTCGTATAGAATCTGCGCAATTGATTCGTTCACAAACATTCAATGTTAATACAGCAAGGGCAAGTGCAGATGTTATAGATATTTATGCAGTTAATTATAATTTGTACCGCATAGCGTCGGGTATGGGCGGAGTTGCCTACAGCAATTGAGCTCGTTTTTGGTTTTATAAGGGTAGTGTTTTATTCTCAAATAGTAAAATATTTAAAGAATTAACTTTATTAATAATATTAATAAAATGAGTTCTTATAAACCTAGAAATGGGCGATCAAAGCTTGATTGGTTTGTCGATAACAAGTTAAAACAAACAATATGCATGCTGCAAACTTTTTAAAAATAGAATTTAATGAAGATATTAGTGAATCTATTGTTAGATATCTATTAAAAAATAAAAATATAAATACAAAAAAATACAGTATATTTAGAAAAATATATGTTTATAAAAATAATGTTCTTATAAATACATTTAATAAAAATGAAGAATTTATGGAATTTTATAAATTATCTTCTTATACATGTAAAATTATTAATGGAAAACATAAATCTAAAAAATTAATGGATTGTGAAATAAAAATTATAAATCAAATTCCTGATATTCGATTACATATACCAGAGGAAATCGGAACTTATCGTGTTTGTTCATATTGTAAAGAATCAAAAGCATTTACTCATATTAATTTCCATTATATAAATAAAGAAAAAAATGTTCGTAATACACGCTGTAACGATTGTTCAGGTAAAACAATTGGAACTAAACATATTGACGAATTCATAACTAATTTAAATGATAACTGGAAAAATCATTATGAATATACACAATTTTATTTTGAACGAGATACTAATCTCATTTTTAATACACTTACTGGAAAATATATATTATGTAATCCAGTAATAAATAATAAAGAACTATTAAGTCGAAATTTAAAATGGGAAGCATTTAATGGAAAAACACCTGAACACAAAATTGTCAAATATAAAACAACTGATTTTATAAAAAAAGACAACGATAGAATTGAACTTGATAATTTAGAATGTGTTTATATTTATTGTGAAAATTGTGAAAAAATGATTGAAAATCCAAAATCCATGGACAATATTTATTGTTCTAAAAAATGCCAAAATGTAATTTTAAAAAATAAAGAAAGAATCAAAAGAAATACTGATTTAGAATTTTATATACGACGAAAATTAGCAATTCAAAAAAATACAAATAAAAAATACAATACAAATATTGATTACGATTTAAATTATCTTATATCTCTTGGAATAAATTGTTTTTATTGTAATACAGTTTGTGAATTTGGATATAACAAAGATTCAAACCATCCATCAACTCTTAGTTATGATAAAAAAAATTCAAATATTGGGTATATTAAAGAAAATATTGTCGTTTGTTGTTGGTTTTGTAATAGAATGAAAAATCAAACAAGTTATGAAGATTGGATGCAATTTATTAATTTTATTAAAAATACACATTGTTTAGAACTTAATTTAAGTAATAAAAAATTTGCTAATGAATCAACTGAAATAAATACAACAAATATTTGGTGGCATATTAAACAAAAATCACCAAAATATTATCATAATTGTAATTCAGCAAAACAAACTTTTATAAACCAATGTCGAAAACAAAATTATTTTGACCCAATTTTTAATTTTTTCCCAATTGTATATTTTGAAACAAATTGTTTATGGAATGTAAGTATAGATGCTATAGATTCAAGTTTATCTGAAGAAGAAAAACATAGGCCCGATAACATTCAAATAATTCCGAAATGTTTTAATTATGCTAAAAATACTCTTTCAAATAAAGAATTTCTAAATGAATGGAAACTTCGTGGGTTTAAAACAAATTTTTCAAATTGTTCAATAAAATTACCAAATGATTATGGAAATTCTTACTTTAATAAATTAATTTAAGTTTAATTTATTTAAAAAAAATAAAAGTTAACTATAAGAAACTTTTTAAATGGGTGGAGGACTTATTCAGCTTGTTGCCTACGGAGCCCAGGATATTTACCTCACTGGTCAGCCACAAATTACTTTTTTCAAAGCTGTTTATCGCCGCCATACAAACTTTGCGATTGAGTCTATCCAGCAATCCGTCCAAGGGCGACTTGCTTTTGGATCACAGGTTTCTTTTGTTGTAAGTAGAAATGCTGATCTTCTCAAAAAATTATGGATTCAATACAACCCACGTGACCTTCTTGGAGGTGTTGCTGGTTACAACGTCGCTGCAAATATCGGACACGCACTCATCGACCAAGTAGAAATCCTTATAGGTGGCCAAACTATTGACCGTCATTATGGAAAGTGGTTAACCATTTGGAATTACCTTACTGATTGCAACAATGAGGGAACCCAAGGACCAATTGACGATAACTGTTACGGACCTGGAGAACAACTATCATCAACAGGTGATAATGCTTACAATGAATACCTTACACGGCCAACCAAATACAACCGCATGTCATACAACCACCGCGCATACAAACCTGCAGTCACAGATGCTACAGGTGCTCCACTTTATGCATACATCCCTCTTCAGTTTTGGTTTTGCCGTAACCCCGGTCTTGCAATTCCACTCATTGCTCTGCAGTATCATGAAGTGCGTGTTAATCTTATATTTGGTCCATACAATGGTATTACTAATGCACCTACCCCAACTGGTAATGAATTTAGTAACTTTTCGGTGTATGCTGATTACATTTATCTCGATACTACCGAACGTCGCCAATTTGCTCAAAACGCACATGAATACCTTATTGACCAACTCCAACTCAATAGTAACAATACTTACCCAGTAACAAATCTTACATTTATTCACCCCGTTAAGGAACTTATTTGGGCAAAACCACCAGTTGTTCCAGTAAGCTCAAATGCACTTGGTGGTTCTTCATCACCAGCTGGAAGTTTTTATACAACAACAACTTCACAGCCCAATAATTACAAATTGATACTCAATGGAACTGATCGTTTTACTGAACGCGATATTACCTATTTCACACGTAATCAGGTTTGGGATTATCACACTGGGTTTGGTTCAGTTCTTTATCCGGACTCGATTGCCGTTTATAGCTTTGCACTAAAACCTGAAGAACATCAGCCCAGTGGAACATGTAATTTCAGTCGTCTAGATACCGCCCAACTTGCACGAACAAATACCAATCCAGTGGATGTTATTGATATTTATGCGATTAATTACAATGTTCTTCGGATTATGTCAGGTATGGGAGGAC